TACAACTGCCCCAGTATAACTCCCATCATTATCAAAACTCGTATAATCAATAGAGGTTACATTATCATCTGCGTCAAATGGATAATAAGTAATTAAACCTTGAGATTCATAAGTATAAGAGGAATTACCTTCAAATGTTCCATTGTTATTTTCTTGTAAATCTTCAATTACACTAACAAATGGGTCATCAAATTTCCATTGATTAATTAGTTCTGAATAATTAAAATCTCCATCTTTCCCAGAATTATAAATCGTTGTTACATTAGTAGATGATAATGAAGAATTAAAAATCATAACATTGTCTATTGAACCATTGAAATAACCATCATATGCCCTACAGATGTCAAATGATTGAGTTCTGTCTTTAGGAATACCCGTTAGGTCATTATCAGTTGTAAGATTTACCCCATTAACATATATTGTAGAAATATTATTTGGAAAATCAACACTTACCAATATATGATTCCACTCGTCAACTGTAATAACATCTGTACTTGTGGGTAATGCAACTATTGCAGTTCCTGCGGTATTATAATGCTCATAAATTACATCATCACTATTCAATCTCAAATCCCATTCCCAATTTGGTGTAAATTTGCCCATCAACCCCTGGTTTCCATCTAAATCACTTGGCTTAACCCAAATAGACATTGTATACGCAGATTGATTTGTAAATGTTAAATCGTACATACTTGAATATCCATCTTCTCCATTACAATATATTGCTGAATTATTATTATCTTGCCAGTAAGGTGCATGAGTTAAGTTTTGAGTAATATTGAATCCCCTTGTTGGAGCAATTCCCTTATCAAAAACCTCTAAATGTGAAGAATTAATCTCATGTGTTATATTTGTCTCCGAGGAAGAAACATTCCCATACCATGTTGGATCTAAATATTCTTTATCCTCATAATCTACTGCCCACTTGATTACATCATTTGGATTATGTTTTAAAGCCACTACTCTCACTTGGTAATCCTTGCCTTTTCTTAATACCCATGAATAAGAAACTCCATCGCTATTTGGTGCCCCACACCATGTTCCTGTGCAAGTATCGTCTAGAGGTATATCTCTCCATCCTTTTCCCCAACTTCTTTGAAGCTTCCAGGACTTTACATCTGGGTCAAAAGCAAATATTGTTTCTCGTCCCCATGGGTCATAGCCAATTGGATAAATGAATATATCCTCTTTAGCTGTAAAATTAACATAAGCATAACACGGGTCCTCAATAGTCCCTGCACATAATTGGTCTCCAGAATAGCTTGTTATATCTATTGCTCCAGACATACTTAGGAATAAGAATATTAAACCAATCATTGTTCCTATTGTTCCTGCAGGAATACCAACTAACTTGGCCCATTTCTTAACTGATTCTGTATAAACTCTTTTCATTTAAATTGAACATAATGCCCCTCCACTTGAAAATACAATACAATCATCAACTGTCATATTTGCACCGAATTGAGAAGTAGTTGTTACATTAATATCTCCTATAACATTTAAAGTATTTTGTGGAGTTATTGTTCCGATTCCTACAAAATTAGAAACTGCATCAACGAATAATGCGTTAGTATTAACACTAAAATTAAATGCTCCAACATCCCATGCTCCAGTTAACTCTCTTGTTCCATCTGTCCTTAAATATTGAGTATGGTCATCATCGCTTAATCCTGCTAGATTTCCGTGGTCACTTGCTTGTGTAGCTGTGAATTGAGTTGTGAATGCACTTTGAACTTGGACAGGCACATCTGTTGATTGTTTGATTAAAATTCTTCCAACGATTACTCCATCTTTATACCACATACTTGGATACGTACTTGGGATTTCTTCTGCCTCTGCTCCTGCAGAAGAAGCATATGTACTTTGTGGGAACATTAAAGCTATTTCACTATTTCCAGCATTGGCCCAAACCCATATAACTGCATATTGATTATTTCCTATTTCTGCTAGAGTTCCTGAACCATCATCATAATGTGTTCTATTCCATTGTGTTTGGTCTGTTTTTGAAGTATAATTTCCATCTGCTTGTCTGTAATAATAATTAAATGTACTTCCAGCTGTTGTATCTATTTCAGGGATTTCGTGCTCTGTTAATCTACTCCAGAGTGTTCCCGCTGTAAGTGTTGGGTTTCTTGTTCCAGTATATCCTAAAATTAATCCTCCTAGATTATCATCTCTTTCTAGCCATCCTTCTGCTTGAAATCTCTCAATTATGTTTGTTAGTCCATCTCCAACCCACCACGGATTGTTTAGAATATGTAATGTCCCACCTTGATTAATTATTGTTCCTAAAGGGAAACTTGTATCTAAATCAAAATTATCATCTGAAGAATAATTTACAACTATTGGACTACCTCCATTTAAATCTATTCCTACATACATAATATCATTTGTTGCTACTTCCAATGAGCTTGAGTTATCCCAACTGTAATATCTTACTTGTGAGTGGTCGTCGTCTAAATCTCTTAATAGTCCTGTTCCGCTTGTTACTATTATGCTCGTTGCTGAATCATTTACTATTTCTCCACCAGTTAATCTTCCAGCTGAGGTCATATCTTTGAAGAAATGATTAACTGAAAATACTCCATTATTTCCTGTCATTGCAGGTATAAAGAAATCGTTTGCTGTAATATTTCCTGTATTATTTAAATCTCCAGTCATGTTATCTCCATCTATATTAACAAATCTTGCATCTGATTCTGTTTCATTATACACTTGGTCCCATAAATCTGTCCATACGACATAATTGCCTTGAAGTTGGAATGTTCCATCTGCATAATTCTTTAGTGAAGTATTTGCGTCTGATATGTTTTGGTCTACATCTGATTTGGTATAAAATAAACCTTTTAACCAGCTTTCCATGATATTCAAATACCCTCCAGAGTTCTCCATCTGTGTATCATTAATTGAATTCATTCCCACCCAATAGTCAGAAGAATTAGCTGTTACATTTATTCCAGTTAGTTGGCTACCATTTCCATAATAAATTGTTGAGTTTACTGAAGTTGCTCCAGTAATATTATAGATATCTCTTAATGTGATATTTCCTTGAGGCGTAAAGTCTGTGGCCATAACATATCCAGTTCCAATTATAAAAAGCATTAAAATTACTATAAGTAAAAATCTTTTTAATCTATTTATCATACCATATACGGTCTTGGCTTTATCATAGTCATTAACCTATCCCTCTCTTTAAATAATTGAACAGCTGTTTCTCTCCATTGTGTATATGGTTCACCCTTTTGGACATGGAATTCTGCTAAATTATATCCAACGATATCTGTATATGATTGTCCTACAATTCTTGCAACCATTGCTAAACTTACAGTTACATTCATAAGTTTCTTAATAACATCACTAACTTTTAATTCTCTGACTGTACTCCCAGATTCATGTGCAAGTGTCAATTGGTCTAAAACTAATACACCGGTGCTTGAACTACTTATTTGTGCGGCCTCTTTATTTCCATCCATTGAAAATACCTCAACCCAATTAGAATCAGTAAAATCGCTTTCATCTGCTACAGTAACGCTAACGCTTGTACCAGCCACTGTAGCGGCACTTGTTGTTGTTGTCACACTATTATTGCTCTCCATTAGTCCATGAACATATTTTACTATAACTGACTGGCTTTTGTTTACGAAAGTGCTTTTTTCTACGGTTTGATTTGTATCTAATACCAATCTTCCAGAACTCTTATCTACAAATACCATACTGGGAGTGATTGTTGTTCCATCAATTTTTAGTTCTCTTAATGCTAATACTGGGTTCTTATCTAGAATTATTCTTACTGTTCCATTTCCATCCAGGATATCTATTCTCTCTAATGGAACAAATGTGCAATTAATACTTCTTTCTACCTGTGGTTCACACTCTGCGATTAGTAAAGTAACATCTGCATCTGATATTTCTGTGCTACTAATTCCACAAGTTTTTCTTACATCTGCTATTGTTATATATGCCATTTTAGTTTATTGCGTGTTTAATCAAGAATATTACCGACGCTGTTAATGTAGTTAGCCATACCCATTGAATCTTTTGACTAAATTTATATCCTTGAATTAAAGTTAAGGTTTTTACTTGGTTCTCATATAAGCAACTCATTTGCTTTTTTGCTGGTAAACTACTAAATTCGTTTAGTGTTAATAACAATCCATTACTCATAGTGTTCCCTCAATTTTTTTTCTATATCATTTCTTAATGGTAACGATTTTTTCCCTTTAATGTTTTTTAGCAATTCTTCTTTCTTTTTGTAAATAGAAACAATATCCTCTGCTGTATACTTTCCAATTCCATTAATATCTTCTAGCTCTTTTTGGAAACTATCGTCTAATATCTTCGTTTCAACTTTGATTTTACCTATTTTGCTCTTTAAAGCTACTGCTTGTAAATTGTAACTTAGTCCAACATCTTTTGGTAAATCCATTGTTTCTCCTTTTCGGAGGATTCTCCAAACATATCCTGGATTTGTATATTCCATTCTAATCTGGATATCCTCTCCATTGTTGAGGAATTTCATTATTCTTTGTAAGTGATTGTTAGGGTAACTGTTTCTGCAGCTGCGGCACTTGATAAGCTTAATTTTAGCTTTCCAAATACTACATAAGGTACTCCAACTGTCGCTGTGTCTGTTGAAAGATATTTTAAAGTTGTTCCAGCGTTATCTTGTGATGCTACTCTTGGATAAAAAGTTGTATCTGTATTTCCAGTATAATTCAAAATAGCTTGTGCTTTTGGTTCGCCTAAACTATCCAAATTGATATCCATTGAATTCCCAGTTACATCTATTGCTACCTTTAGGATTTCCCCGTGGATAGTCGAAGTTGTTGCATCTGCAGTTGTTGCACCAGTTGCTACTGTTGCTGTTATTCTTGTTTGTCTAATCATTTTTCTTTGTTGCTCCGTATTTAATTGTGAGAAAATTAAGGTTTTTCTCGAACCTTTATATAAAAAAAATAATAAATATCTTACATATTATTAATATGCCCAAAGTATATAAGTTCTTACTCTATTATCTGCTGAACCACCTACTGTGATTGTTAGAGTACTTGAGCTTACACTTGTGGTTGGTGCTTCTGTAACTACTATTGAACCAGTTGTTGATTCTGAAAAGCCTAAAATCCCGTGAATATTTGTACATCCTACTGAACTCAAATCCACTGTCAAAGTATCTCCATCATCCACTGTCGCATCTGTTACTACTTGTAACATCTTCACTCCACTTGTTGGACTTATTTCTGTATTAGTTCCTACATCTCCTAGTGCTGTCATTGTTTTTTTGTTCTCCTAATTTAATTGTGAGGAGTTTTAGGCCTTTCCTCGTAGGCCTTGAAATAAAAAAAAATTAAAAAAAATAAATTATTGAAGTTATTTCTTCTTCGTTACTTTAGGTTTAAGGTTTCCCTCTCCATCGCAAGTTGAACATTCTTCGCCTTTTTTCTTAGCAAATCCTGCACATTCTTCACAATGAAATTTTTTAGTATCCATTTTATGCTTCTCTAACAATCAGCCCTGCGTCTGAATAATTATGTGTTATTCCTACGGTAGTTGGTAATTTTGCTGCCGCCTTAGCTGCACCAAATCCTGCTGTTGTATAAGAACCTCCAAACGAGTTGTTTGAAAATATACCTACGCAACCAGTCATGTCTGCATATCTTGTAACTGAACCTGGATCTATTGATGGTAATATACTTGGGAATACATTATTGTTTACTGTTACTCCATTAATTCCAGAACCTGTTCCTGTTAGCCATAGATTTACATCTACACTGCTTGCTGGTCCACTAAACACATTATCCTCGATAACCCAATCTTGCGGTGCTGTATTGCTAGTTCCTACTAATACTACATCTGCTAAATTCTTATAGAATTTATTTCCAGCAATTAATACTTGGCAACAGTTTCCTGCTGATGTTGTATATATTGCTCCACCTTGTCTCCCATCTGTAGCGTGTACATTACAATTCTTAAAGTGACATCCAGTAATTGTTGTTCCGAATGCTGCTTTTGTCGCGTAATCATCATCTAATAGAATACCTCCACCTGTTGAACCTACTCCATTAAAGCCCATGTTTGCTATTAAACATCCTGGTGCTCTTATAGTTAGTAATGCTGTTGTAGTAGTTGTTCCAGTTTTAACTTGAGGTAAACCTCCTTGGGTTCTTCCTCTGCTAACACCAATAATCGAAAGATTACTTTTTGCGTTTGGAATAATTATACTTTCAGAATAACTTGTTGGATCTCCTGTGAAATCTGTTAATGCTTTTGCTGTAACGAAAATAGTATCTCCTGCACTTGCTGCTGTAACTGCTGCTTGAATTGTGCTCATTGCTGTGCCCCAACTCGAACCTTTGTTACCGCTTGCTCCATTAGTACCATCTACATACCATGTATCTCCTTCACCTGTTGGTGCTCCAGAACCTTGTGCGAATGTAACTTGTTGGTCCCATGTATACGGTCCGTTCCTATAAGGCGGACTCGCTGGGTTACCTCCTACTGCTTTTAATCCTTGTCCCATTTTAATATGCGAACAGAATAACTGTCTTAACTCCTGTATCAGTTCCACCGAATGTGATTACTACTGTACCATTTGTTACGACTGTAGTTGGAGCTTCTGTAACTACTATTGAACCAGTTGTAGTTTCATCGAAATTTAATATTCCATGAAGCTTTGTACATCCAAAATCTCCTAAATCAACCGAAACTGTATCAGCTCCACCGATTACGGTACTTGGAAATACACACTGTATCATTTTTACACCTGCGTTTGGTAAAATCTCTGTGTTTGTTCCTACGTCTCCTAATGCTGTCATTTTTTTTTAACCTCCTGTAATTTAATTTTGGTTTGTGCGTAAACCACACGGCGGGGTCCATGAGTCCCGCTCTCCACTTTTTTTCTAAAAAAAAGCTTAAAAAGTGTAATAAAATTTTTTTGAAATTATAGTATATTGTCGATAAAACTATTAAAAGCAGTATTTCTCATGATAAGACATTCATATATTTTCAACATGAATTTATTTGAATCATTAGTTTTTGCTAAATCTTCATATGTCATATCTTGTAATACTCTCATCTCAATGTAATCTGTATCTAAAAAGTAGATTTGTTTCGCTCCACTTGTATTTGATAAATACATACTAGGGATTACTGGTATAGGTCCAACCATTGTTTGAAGTACAATACTTGCACTTACTCCGAATGGTAAACTTCCAGACATATCACTTGGATTATATCTAAATGTGTCAATTATAAGTTTCCTTAAATCTTGCACTACTGAACTTGATGCCACTGCTAATTTTGGTCTACCACCATCATCAAAAGCGTATCTAACAGCTGTTTCGATATCATCCCAAGTCATTGCTGCACCATCTAAATCTACTACATTAGTAGTTGATTGTAACTCTACAATTCCTGAGAATTGTGTTGTTGTAGTGCTCGCATTACCGTTTATAATAAGATTTTCTTCTAATTCTCTCATCTCTCTTGCTTTCATTATAACTTCTAGTTGTTTTGCATTTGGTACACCGCTACTTCCGAATGGCTCTCCTCCACCTAGGCCTGAACCTGCTGGCTGGAAACCTTCTAAAATGTAACTTGGTACTGCTGCTTGTGCTTGACCAGTTGTTCTTCCAACTGCATACAAGAATTTGATTGATGTACTTGCTCTATCATATGTATCAGTAGTTTCTGGTAGTGCTGCATCTTCTGCTGCAGTATATCCGCCACCTTTTGCTGTAATCTGATTATAATCAGCTGTCAGACCTTGGTTCGTAACTCTTGGGATTAACTCCACAAGTGGTGTGAACTTTCTAGTAACATCTACAATTCTTGGGTCAACATAAACTGGTATTAAAGCATAACCTGCTGTTCCTATTCCGCCAGTTTCTGAATTCAAAGCTTTCAGACCCACACTCATCTTCTCGCTCAAGTCTGCTCTATAATCAATACCTGTCCATGCGTTAGCATAAACTGTACCATCTTTTAAAGCCCCAAACGAATGTGCATAAGCGCCTTTGCAATCAATGTTTCCGATTATTCCTGTGCCTTTCATTATATTAAGTCAAGAGGATTAATAGATTTATCTTCGAAGTTTTTAGTTTTGTCCACTTGCTCAACTTTTGATTTCAGTAATGGCTTTTCCATTAGTGCTTTAACTTCTGCTAAGTCTTTTTTCAAAGATTTAACTTCTGCTTCCAACTCGTCAACTTTTGTGTCCTCAACTGGTTCCTCAACCTCAGCTTCTGCTTTAGCGGGTTCCTCTGCTTCTTTTACTTCTTCAACTGCTTCCTCTTTCGATTCTTCAACTGGTTTAGTAACTTCTGCTTCTTCTTGATTTTTCTTATTTTCCTCCATATTTTTAACCTCCTGTAATTTAATTAAATCATTCTCTTTCGAGTTTGAACATTCCTTTTCTTTCAAAAAGTCTAAACTTTTCATAAATACATTCTCTATACTTGCATGAGTGTTAATTGGGTTTCCAGTAAATGCTACATTCAATAGGTTAATCTTTTCTAACATTCTTACATTTTGTCCACCTCTTAATTCAATAGTATCTTTAACTGGAACAAATGCAATAGAAAATGCATCAATAAATCCATCCTTAATACTATTCTTAATCTCCTGGAATCTTGGGATATGTCTGTTTAACATTGCTCTTACCTTTAGTCCTTTTTTATCCATTGAGAAATCATCTATTTTTGCTACTGGTATAATTGTTTTATTTATTTCAGATTCAATTTTATTCTTTCCTCTAAATGCTTCGTGCTCTATATCTAACTTGATTGTTCTTGTTCGCATTTGGTCTGCCATATCTAGTAAACACCTATTTGTTACAATATCATTTACTAAATCTCTGTCTGGCGTAGAAATATAACCCTCAACATAGAAATCTTTATCTTTTTCTTTTAACTCTAATGATCCTGAACTGAATATAAAATTTGATTCCATAGTAGATTATGTTGATATTATTATTTAAAGATTGTTATTCGGTGAATATAACACTTGAACGACAATTAACATGACTTGGCGGCATCGGGCCCTCCCAACCACTTTTAGCATCTTTAAAATTCTCATTTAATCCAACTTGTTGGCCATCTAATCTTTTACAAATTTCGCTTGTCCTATCATCTTCATGTGTTACCCATTCTTTTTTGAATTCCTCACCACTAGCTTTGAATCCTTGTAAATGTCCTTGGTTCTCTGCTCGATTTGTTTCTGTTCTAGCTATCATCTCTGCTCTATTCTCTCCAACATTAAAAACACTTGTTACCCTGGCCTTTAACTTAGTTAATCCTTCACCGGCCATTATTCCTCTCTTTAGTTCTTGTCTTAAATTCTTGGTAATTTCATTTGTCATATCTTTAATATTCTCATAAGTATAATCTTGTATAAAGTTCAATGCTCCTTTATTTATTATTAAGTTTCTAGCCAATTGCTTTTCTGCACTGTTCCAACCTTTCATAAATGTATTACTAATTGTTTTGTCGCTTATTGTCTTTAGTCCATCAAAACTCAACATTGTATCAACCTTGTCTGAAAACTCTGTTAGTGATTTAACTTCCTTCAGTGTGCTTAAACTATCCTCTTTGTCCAGGAGGCTTTTAACTTTCTTCTCGTTTATCTTCATTAAGTAAATTATACTTCGTTTTAATCTATCCTCTCCTATTCTTTCAAATTCTCCTAAAACCAATGGATTATCTGATTTTTCCTCTTTCTCTTTTTTATCTTTTTCTGGCTTTTTTAGTTTCTCTGATAACTTTGATTCTTTCTCTAGATTATCCTTTTCCTTTTCCTCTGGATCCTCATTATTTCCAGTAGAGAATTTGCTTTGCATCTCCATCATTTCTTCTGCAGATTGTTTATCTCCCCATTCTACTTCCTCTAGGCCTTGCTCTACTCTAACCTCATTTATTGATTTGTAACCTGCAGCTATTTGTAATTGGTAAAGTGCTGCCTTTTTAGTTTCATCCTCAACATCAAACATTAAGAACTTGAACTCAACATCATCAAATTCAAATTCGCTTATGATTTCTCGGTTATACTTATACTCCTCCATCCTTAGAATCGGGTTAATTGTTCTTTTCTTAAATATATTCGATTGAACTATTTGATTACTTATTCCCTTAGCATCTTCAGTAAATCCTAATTCTGTACTTGTAACTCCAAAACAAGCCCATACTAATTTTGCCCACCATTTTTGGTTCTCTAGAATTTCCATCTCTGAATTTGTTAATTCTAATCTTGTAAATATAGGAGTTTTATTTGTTACTGGGATATGATGGAACTTCTTACGCCAATTTCCAGCAGTATCTTTTACCCTTTGGTTTTCTTTCCATTGGTCCTTAAAGGCTTTCATATCATCTGTGTTTGAATTCTCTAATCCGATTATTCCTCTAGGGATTTGATTATCTGAAAAGTATTCTAGGTTGTGGTCTATCGCATAGATAAGTGTTTGAATTGTGTTTGCTAAGTTTTCAACTGCTGATCTTCCATATATATTATCTGTTCTTGGATTCTTCTCAAACCAAACAATTTCTTTCTTTCCAAAAGGTACTGGTTTTGCTCCACTTATCCATCCATATTGAAAATAAGCTGCCTTTTCTCTTGCATCTGCTGCATTAATCCATCCTGGCTCCATTAGTTGTAATGCTCTTTCTTTTTTAGTATCTGCAATATTTGTTTCCTGGATTATATCTTCCCTATCTGTCATCATTCCATATATATCGGGGTTCTTAGTAAATGTAACACCATCTCTTGCAACCATCTCAACCATCTCTCCCTTTGGATTGAATAACTTGTTAATTACTCCAGAATCAACCTCCAGGATATCTCGTAAATATCTTCTTCTAATATCTTCTAGGCTTTCTTTATTAGTATTTGGATTTAGAAAAAAATTCTTTACTTTCTCTTTGTGTTCCTCTAAAGTTGGTGAATCTTCTTTTCCCTCTCTAGCTACTATATCCCATTCAACTGCACAAATCTCGTCGATGATTGTTACAATACACATCTCTACATATGGAGTTGCGGCCAATCTTCTTATGTTTGGTAAATCAACAAATCTTGGATATCCAAAAGGAGGCTTGTAAATGAATTTAGGAATATAAGATTTAGGGATAGCATCTCTTGTCGCCTCGCTTATTGGGTCAATATCTGGCACTGCTTTGACATCTCGACCAAACAAGTTAGTGAAAAAATTTGCCATGAATGTGATAGGGATAATTAACTGTAGGACTCTTTATATTTAAAGATTGTTATTTATTCAACTTACAACCAATCCAATTCTAGAGATTTTCCATCATTCCAGGTAAAATAAACTAACGAGTCTGCAAAGTCTGGAGATTTATCTGGGTCAACAATTATAATTTTCCCTGTACTTGATAGTTTCCATTTCATAGCAATCAAGTGTCTTGTTAATTTCTTTTCATCCGGTATGCTAATTAGCCCCTCAATAAATATTTCTCTTAATCTAAAATAGTTTTCACTCTTTTGATTATTAAATCTCTTAACTCCATCTGGGACACTTGCTCTCTCACCAAAATGGCATCCATTTACTTGTATGTTTTCTAAGTGTTTATCTCTCACATACTCCCTACACATTGATACAACCCCTGTACCGACTCCAATGCAATCTATGTTAACTTTCCCCTTAGCATTTCGAATAAACTCTGACATCTTCTTATTTAGGTAACCAGCTACTTCTGTATTCTCGCTTTTTGGCTCTGAATATGTTCCTACTATTTCATAGTCATTTGCTTTTTCTAATCCCCAGAATACTACTGTTTCATCTAGCCCTTTGTCTGCTACATCACAAGAAATTATCTTTGTAAAGTTCTTTAGTTCTAACTTGGCTTTATTTATTTCATTCTCTTGATACTTATGTGCATTTTGTATCATATAATCTAGTCTATCAAATTCTTCCAGGAGTGTTTCTTTTTTGCTTATTGCAAGATTAATCTTTACTAGATTAAACAAACTATCCTCTGATTCCTCTGGGAAGTTTGACTCATATAAAACTGTAAATTCTAGGGGGGTCATTTCCTTTCTTTGTCTATCAATGAAATCTTTAGTTGTTCGGCCCTCTTTTACTGCATC